CTTGACTGAACTCCAAGTTTTTTTGTGGGCGAACTCGTCCCAATACCCAAACTTGTGCCATCAAACGACAACACACTACCCGTGGTCAATGCACTTGTGCTTGAGGCGTAAACAACACCGCCAGAGGTGAATGAGGTCAGGTTTGTGCCGCCGTTTGCCGTTGGCAATGTTCCGCTAACATGAGTGGTTAAACCAATTTTTCCATAACTAGGCGCAGCTCCAACGCCACCAGAAATAAGCGCATTCCCAGTTGCCACATCTGCTAATGATGCAAGGGTTGTTGCACCAGAAGCATAAACAATATCGCCAATTGTGTATGAGGTTAAATTAGTCCCACCGTTGGCAACGGGAAGTGTTCCGCTAACGTGTGTGGTTAGACCAATCTTGCCCCAGCTTGGCGCAGTTGATACACCGCCCGAAATAAGGGCATTGCCCGTGGCTACATCGGCAAGTTTTGCTAGGGTTGTAGTGGTGTTTGCGTAAATCAAATCTCCCACCGCATAAGACGTTTGGCCTGTGCCGCCAGCAGTAGCAGGGACAGTTTTCCATCCAATGACTTGCACCGCCGCCGAATTGTCTTTGTAAAACAGTTTGCCATCAGTGATGTTAATTGCCAATTCGCCCGTGGCAAGATTAGCCGCCAACGGCACATTGGTAGCCGTACTAGATGAATACAGCTGAATGGGGGTAAAACCTGTTTGTGCCATGCTTAACCTTAATTGAACATGACTTCAATGGATGAAGTGTATGGGGGCGCTTGCGAAAACGTTAAAGTTGTGCCTGACACGGTGTAAGTGTTTTTCTGCTGATATACACCATTAATATATACAAACGTGAAGTTTTCATCCAATGATGCAGAACTCAATGTAAATATGGTTTGCGACCCTGTGCCAGTAAAGTTTTGAACTTGATATTCTGCCGCACCAATTCCAAAAATATTGTCATAAGTTGAAATTAGTGTGCTTGTTGCTGTAAAAATTGAAAATTTGTATTGGTTTGGTGTAAGCCAAATTTCACCAGTTGGCACACGCCCAGCAGAATTTAAAACAATTGGATTTGAATGGGCGACATTGCCAGCACTTGTTGTGTAACTTACTTGCGGCGTTGTTGTTCCCGCTAAATAAGTGTAAATTAATCCCCCCGACAAAACCGTGCCATCGTTATTGAAAAACTGCCATCCAGCGCCGCCAATTGGTGATAAAAATACTGCCATATTGATTCCTCAAATGCTTGGTGTAAAGACCTGGGGCAACCAGGGGGCGACAACTACCCGTTGGGTTGCCGCAGCTTGTTCATCTAATCGGGCCTCAACCTGTGCGCCAATGTCAGCGGTCACCCAGCCGATCACAATATCCTCGGTCACATCAGCAAATGGAACGATCAAAACAGGTTCGTAAAACTTCCACCAACCTTCAGTTTCCACCCCATTTTTAGCGCAGAAATACCGTGCGCCTGTGATCAAATCGCCATCGGCTTGGATTTCTAGAATTTTCCACATCAGAATGCGCCCCCTGTGACCCCGCCCGTGGCGGTCAGAACGCCCGTGGATGGATTAAATTTGAGTTTAGTGGATGATACCTTGATTGGCAAATTTCCTGTGGTTGCTGTTACCCAAGACAAGTACATTTCTGCCGCTGTGGTGGTGTCATCTGTGATCGCAACGTTTGTTGCATTGGTTGCTGTTCCAGATGTGGCCGCATTTAAATTAGCAACCTGTGTGGTTGAAGCCACCGTCAGCGGTGCAGTTCCAGTTAGAACCGTAGATGTAATAACCCCAGTTGCAGAAACGGTTGTAAATGCACCAGTGTTTGCAGTTGTTGCGCCAACAGTGCCGTTGATATTGATGGATGCCGTGCCAGTTAAGTTGGTAACAGTCCCGCCTGATGGTGTGCCCAATGCACCACCATTAACGACAAAAGCGCCAGCAGTGCCAGTATTTACACCAAGGGCCGTAACAACGCCCGTGCCCGTAGTGGTAGTTGCTGGGGCCGCCCCTGCGCCACCGCCCAAAACAATCGCGTTTGCTGCTAATGCGGCAGATGTTGCCCAACCCGTTGCACTTGTGAAATAGGGAATGCCCCCGCTAGTGCCAGCAACAGTAAGGGCCAAAGTTCCCGATGTAGTAACAGGTGACCCAGCAACCGAAATAATGCCGCCTGTAAATGTTTGTCCTACGCTAGTTACTGTGCCCGACCCTTTGCTATTGAACGTAGCCCAATCAGTAGAAGTTAAATAACCACTTACTAATGCGGTAGCTGCTGGCATACTGATTACAGGTGTTGCCCCGCCAGTTGACGCAACAGGACTTGTTGCAGTTACCGATGTGACTGGTGCAGTACCATTAGATGCGGCAGTAATTAAGCCTTTGCCGTTTACTGTAAGAGTTGCATTTGTAAATGAACCAACATTGGTATTTACAGTTGCCAAAGTACCAGCCGCAGTTACGTTGGCAGAACCGTTAAAACTTGGACTTGTGTAAGCCAAATCGCCCGTAATGGCTAATGTTCTTCCTGTTGTAAGAGTTGCGGCAGATGTAGCTGTTGCGGCATTACCACCAATATTTAAACTAGACGCAGTGCCTGTTAACCCTGTACCCGCACCAGCAAATCCTGTTGCAGTCAATACACCCGTGCTGGGAATAAAACTTAATTTAGTAGATGATGTTTTTTGCGGCAGATTACCTGTTGTTGTGGTAACCCATGTCGGATATACAGCAGTTATGGTTGTTGTGTCATCTGTAATTGCCGTGTTGGTTGCGTTTGTCGCTGTTGTTGCAGTTGTCGCAGACCCTGCCGAACCATCAATGTTCACGCCCGTCAGAGATTGGCTGGCGCTTGACCGATTGAGGGCAATTGTGGTCGTGCCAATAAAAAGGCTTGAATTGCCCAATACACCACTAGGAATCGTGCCCGATAACTGACCCGCTGGGAGGCTTGTCAGGCTTGCACCCGACCCGCTAAACACAGTCGTAGCCAATGTGCCTGTGCTTGGGGTGTATTGAAGTTTTGTTGAACTAACAAATTCAGTTGATAAATTTCCAGTGGTTTGGTTGGCAAACAGCGGGTATCGAACTGTTGCCGTGGTAGTGTCATCTGTGACCGTGGCGTAAGCGGTTGGCGTTGTCCAGGTTGGTGCGCTTGCACCCGCTGATGTTAAAACTTGCCCCGATGTGCCTGTTACGCCAGAAACCGCCAGTGTGCTGCTGAAATCAATGGTGGTAAATTTTCCCGCTGCCGCCGTGGTTGCCCCCACCGTTCCATTAATGTTGATGGATGCCGTGCCCGTCAAATTAGTAACCGTGCCACTAGATGGCGTACCTAAAGCCCCACCATTGACCACAAAAGCGCCAGCAGTGCCTGTGTTAACCCCAAGTGCTGTAACCACCCCTGTTCCCGTGGTGACCGTTTTAGGCGCTACTCCAGCCCCGCCGCCCGTCATTAAAGCATTTGCCGCCAACAGCGCAGATGTTGCCCAGGTTGTGCCGCTTGCAAAATAAGGAATGCCGCCACTCGTACCCGCCACAGTTAGCGCTAAAGTGCCATTTGTGGTGATGGGTGAACCAGTAACCGAAATAATACCGCCAGTAAACGTTTGGGCAATTGATGTGACCGTACCCACAGTTGGCGTGGCCCAGGACGGCAAACCAGCCGCCAAAGTTAAAACTTGTCCATTCGTGCCAGCGCTTAAAAATGCTGTTGCGCCAGAACCGCTTTGGTAGACAACCGCCCCAACCGTGCCCCCTGCAATATTGGTTGCAGATGTTGCCGTGGCAGCGTTGCCAGATACTGACCCCGTGATGGTGTTGGTGACCGTCAGGTTGCCCAAAGTACCCAAACCCGTAATGCCTGAGTAACTGCCTGACAATCTGGCGCTGTCAATCGTGCCGCTGGTAATCTGTGTTCCCGCAATGGCAATGCTGGTGCTTGCCGCCAAAGTTAATTGGCCTTGGGCATTGACCGTAAAAGTACCAACTGATGATGCCGACCCATAAGCCGCCGCAGTCACCGCTGTGTTTGTGACGCTAAATGTATTTCCCGTCAGGGTCAATCCAGTACCCGCTAAATAAGACCCTGCCCCAGAAAACTGCGACCAAGGCATGGCAGTCACATCAATTGTGCCGCCAGCATTTGCCGTGGTCACCCACCCCGTATCTGCTAGGGTTGTGCCTGATTCAATAAACGTGAATGCTGATGGAACTTCTGCCCAAACATTCATGTCTGTTGATCGTGCCCAGGTGCTAGATGCCGCCACATAAATGCCGTTGAACTGGCTTAAAGTTTGGTTTTTAACTAAAACCCTGTCTCCAACGGTTAAAGATGATGCCCAATCACCCCCTGCTTGCGTACCCAAGCCCGACAAAGTAATGTTTGCTGTGGTTGAATAAACGCACGATGCTTTTACATCTAAACCCTGCGCCACTGAATCTACATAGCCTTTGTTGGCAATGTCTGTGTCACCCGCAGGGGTGGTTGAGATTGTGCCTGTGGTGGTGCTAATGTTAGTGAAAATGCCCGTGCTGGGGCTGGTTGCGCCAATGGTGGTGCTGTTGATCGTGCTGTTGGTGATCGTTGCGCCATCAATGTTAGGGTCTAGTGGGGCATAAAAAGGCGTTCCAGCAGGGCCAACAAAATATTGGAGGGCAAAGGTTGGCTCAGGGGCAAAAACCCCTTGAACTGGGACAATATTTGTGGTCTGGGTGACCGCTGTGGTCATGTTTTACTCGTAGTAAACGGTGCAACTAACAGTACCGCCAATCACAATGTAAAGCCCATGTTCTGCTGAAATTCCATCAAAAAAAGAATAATTTGTTGCTGATACAGGGGTAAATGTATCGATCACTTTAACGGTAGTGGTTGCAGTTTGTGCATCATAAACAACAATGGTTGGTGTGGCAGATGCAGAACTTACAAAAATTCCTTTTAATTTTGCCGCTTGAGTTTTGATGATAGTTGTAGCTGAAATCTGTGCGTAGTTGCTTGACATAAGTTTCCCCTTTAAACAAATTATATGCTTCAAAAGAGAAAAAGCCACCCCTTTTGAGGGCGGCTCTTTCACTTAGTTCATGCCCGTTTTAAGGCAAGAAGGTCAGGTCGTAGCCGTAAACAAAAATGTCAGCGGTTGCGGCAGCGCCTTGGGCGGTAGTACAACGCAGATACAACGGCGTTGAAGTGATTGCAGCAGTTGAGGTTGCGGCAGTTACGACAACAGTTGATGCGGCGGTGTTACCTGACAAAGCATAAGCTGATTTAACAGCAGTGCCCGTAGCGGCAGCGCCTGTGTACACGGCAAGTTGTGCCGTGGTCAAGCTGACCGATGCGTTGGTCACGATAATGCTTTGAACGCTAACTCGACCAGCAACCAAGATTGGTGCAATGGTGTCGCCAACGGTGTTAAGGTCAACCGATTGAGCAGAAGCGATCAAGCGCAGGGCTTGATTGGTTGCCAGATTGCTCGGGTGGTTGGTGACGGTAGTGGCTGCGCCTGGATTTGCCATGATGTTTTCTCCAATAGTTAATGGTTAAGCTGCAACGCGGCAAGCCAACTCAGGGTACAAAGGGGCCCAACCGTACAGCACATCAACGCGAGTCGGAATCGAATCGTTGTTGATAGTGTACTGACGCACGACACGCATTGACAGTCCCAGTTCCTTGTCGCTTGCGCGACCAGCGAACACAACGCCATCTGGCAGTTCCAAGTCAGCCGTAGCCAAGGTGAATGCGTTTTTGTGCATTACGATGTTTTGCGGCGACACAGTACCCAATTTGTTAAATGGGGTCACGGCGGCGGTTGCGCTGGTGCTGGTCACAGTCACGTTTTGGAACTGACCACCTGTGATTACAGCGGGGCTGACAGTCACAGAGGTTGTGCCAGAGGTGGCAACAGTCACAGCGGTAGTCACAACAAAGTTACGCAGCTTGCCCGAACCGTATGCGCTACGGTTTTGGGGGTTGACAGCGTAAATGTTGGCGATCTGGATAACGTCACCAACTTGCAAACCAGCGGTAGCGGTGGTGGCAGTCAGTGCAATGGTAGAGGTTTGTGCCCAACCAGTTGCCAAAAAGCCAGTAGCCGTTGCGGTATCGCAAGCCAGAGTCGCGGTGGAATAAGACCCAAACGTCTGGTTCACAACGTTCTGATCCATCTTCCAGTTCATACCAGCAGAGTCACGGCCCATCATGCCTTTTTGGTATTGCTTGCTAATCATGTCTGATGGGACAAACAAACCCTTCAAGCTGTCCACAATGGTTGCGCCCGTGAAAGGCTCAACGATACATGAACGGCGACCATCACGGGGTGCGCCCTCGGCATCCAAAAACGCACCAGCGGTCAAGTAGGTGAGCAAGGAGGTTGGGGGAGTGCCAGCCGTACCAACGATGTTGGCGGTGTTGTTCTTTGCCATCGTCAGACCGTCAAAGTCGATCTTGTTGGCAACAGCGGCAACAGCGGGTTTTAGCACACGGTCAGAGAACATATCCAATGACAACGCCAAATCTTGCGTGGTGAACTGGGTATCAACGTGAAACTGTGTAGACAAAGTGACAGGCACAGAAGTCTCGTTGAAATCCTCAACATTCAGCGCAGGGCCAGACGTTCCAATAAAACGACCAGGACGGCGAACGTTCAGTGTGTTACCGATCTTTGCGCCGCTAACGGCAAATTGATCGTCATAGTTGCGGTCAACTTCTGAGGAGAAGGTCAACTCGTTTTCCAAGACCATCAACGCTTCGTTGGTGATCATGGAGATGGTAAGCAGATTGTTGCTCATTTCATTTCCTTAAAAAAAGATTGATTTAGCGGATTCGCCCTGCCATTCGTGCGGCTTTGTAGGCTTGATATGACCCTTCAAATTTACCATCGCTGGTAAGGGGCACATCTCTGCCGTTTGCCGCCGATCTGATTGGGTTAATCGGCGCTGGCGCTTTACTTTTCCCAACAACAGTCTTAGATGTTGGCTCAGTCTTTTCGTACTGGGCTTCCAGCTTTCCAATGCTTCTTAAAGCCGATGCCACCGTCATGCCAGAAAGTTTCTCTGCAAACTCGGGATTCTCGGCAAGGTGATACAGAATGCGTGGCCCTACATCTGATTCAAAGATTGCGTCCCGCACTTCGTTGCTCACAACAACGTCAGCAGAACCAACCATATCGTCAAAATCAGGCATTTCAGACTTGGCAGCTTTGACCCGATCAGTCCAGGCACTAATGACCTTTTCCCGTTCGGCTTGCTGTTTCGCCTGTGCTTCCTTCTGCTTTTCCTCGCCCATCCTCTGTTCAACCCGATAGTCTGTTAACGCCTTGGCGTATTCATACATATCGCTGAAGTTCTCTGGCTTGGGTTCACCAGTTGGTTGGGTTTCCGCTTTCGGGGTTACCTTGCCCTCTAGTTCCCTGATCTTGGCCTCCAAAGATTCCCGCGCTTCCCGTTCCCGCTTGGCTTCTTGCCTTGCTTCTTCGCGTTGCTTGGTTATCTTTTCAAACCTCAATTCCAGCTTTGGATTGCGTTTTCTTTCCTCTGTCGCTGTCGCTTCATCTTCCCCAAGCGGCTCACTCTGGCTTTGCGTTTCTGTCGGCTCTGTGGGAGTTTTCTCAACCACAGCCTCAACAGGCGCTTTGTCAGCTAAACCCATCTTCTTGGCGTTAAATTCAGCTAAATTTTCACTTGTCACCACACTAGCGGCAACTTTTGGTGCTTCTTGCACTTCAGACATAGGTTTTATCCTAAGAATTTACCCCGTCAACCTGACGGGTAAGGTTGTGGCGTTTATACCACCAATTTATTTGGTTGGCAACATAAAAATTTGTTCGGGAGAAATTCCTAAATCTTTGGCAGATTCAACAATTTGCATATATTTATGCGGCCCAATATTTTGCGGATTGTTTTCAAACATATTTTTTACAACATCATAAGCAACTGGATTGTTTTTCCAGCCTCTTGTTTGTGTTCCAACGGCATCGTTATATGCGGAAACTAATGAAAACCCAGCTTTAGGGTCTGGGTCATAAGTCTCATCCATGCCTTTATGAGTTACACGAAAAGCGCCTTTTTGATGCAACAAATCAAAATTTAAAGGTTGATAATTAACCTCAAGTTTTTTATTGTCAGATGTTAGTGTTTTATATTTATCCAAATCTCTGATTTTTTGCGAATTAGCTGCAATTTGTTTTTGCATAAGATTATCGTTGATGAAATCTTGCAAATTGTCAGAGGTTACGGTGGGCATATTGACCTTATTGCATTGGTTGAACAAACGGGCTTGCACCTTGGCTAATATCCTGGGCGGCAAACTGGGCATATTGGCCTTGTTCAGCATTCAATCGCTCAATCTCGCCCATCAATTGGTCAGGTGACATTCTTGCCAGCAGGATTTTGACCAGGGCATCAATTTCGGTCTTGTTTTGGCTGGTGATGCTGCGGGTATTCTGGTCATTGACCCGAACCTCTGCCATTGTTTCGGTGTTGTGCGCCCGTGCGGTCACATCCATCAGCTTACGTCTGGTTGCGCCTTCTTCTTTAATCTGGGCCACTTGCGCCCTGTTGTTAATCTCCAACCCAGCCGCTTGCAATTGCTGTTGCAGTTGCTGAATCATCTGTTCAGACTGTGCCAAGCGCATCTGGGCCTCGGGCGGTATATCGGATTTCTCGTCAATGTTTGCCATTGGGTTCATGGCGGCAAGGCGGTCAGCGATTACATCAGCGCCAGGGAAATCCATGTTTCTAAATACCAAATCCCCCGCAATATTGAACAATTCCTGATTGCCCGTCAGTAAAGGCATCATTTGTTCAACCGCTTGCTGGCGCTTAGTCTGGAATCCTGGGCCTGTGTCCATCACCACATCGTATTCGCCAACCGTCACATCGTTCAAAACCTCGCCAATCTCGTTGGCCTCGTTGATGGTGGTCATATCGGGCTGACCATCCGAACCGATAATCCGCATTACCCGCTGGGTGTCGTAAATCTTGGGAATGAGGTCAAGAATGATGCGCCCAGTTTGAGCAATGGAACGGGTCAAATTGTCGTAAAAGTGGAAGTTTGACAGATCAACCTGATTTTGCTGGCCCTGCAATGCCTTGCCTGAGATATTCCCGCTTGGCAATTGATTGGGATCCATGATGCCCAGCACCATCTGCAAATCAGCAGAAATTGCCCCCGCCGCTTCCATAATTCCTGCGGGTGGCGGCTCAGGTTGCAGTCTTACAGGTGCTGGCGCTGGTACACCTTCAATGTCCTTTTGCTTGTATCTCAGCACAGGCATTGACTTGATATTAGCCATTGCCCATTCGTTTTCGTGGCCTTCGTCTTGGCCTTCT